AGATAAGAAATCTGGAGGTGGAAGAATAGACTTTAGAAGATTAGCTATCATATTACCAGCATCACCAGCTATTTTACCCATACTAGGAACTTTAAAGTCAAATAAACCTTTTACAAAATCTATAGCTTTATCAACAACACTCATAATATACTTACCCAGACTAAATGGTGTTGTTTTACCTTGTTCATCTTTACCAAAACCAAATATATCTCTAAAGAAGTTTATTGCAAGATTATAAGGTAGTAGGATTATATCTAAAAACTTAGTGGCAAAAGTATCGCCTGGTTTGAATGTAAACAGATCCTTAAAAAAACCTATAATATTTGCAAACTTATCACTAACAAAACTAGTAATTCCATTCCAACCAGCAGTTACCTTATCTTTTGCAAAATTAAACGCTGATGAAAAAACACCAGTGACACTCTTAAATACATTTTTTGCGCCGTCTTTTACACCATTCCAAGTTTTGGATATGAACCCAGTGATATTACCGTATATGTCACTAAAAAATTTACTGATAGATCCACCTATAGAATCAGTTCCCTCAAATCCAAATATCTTACCAATTATATTAAATATACCAGTGACAGCATTATCTAAGGTATCTATTAGGAATGTTGCAATTGAACCAAATAGTTTTGTGATACCACCAAGAATATCACCCTCTTGAAATAGTTTAAATGCATCACCAATTCCACTGAATACCTTTTTAATATTAGCCCACTGTTTAAGGAATACATCTTCAATAATTGGGTATATCTCTTTTACAAAGAAATCTACTATTTTCATAATTACTGGAAAAATATCTTCTTTGAATACCTTAACAAGTTCCATAACTGCTGGTATTACTTTGTTTATTAAAAAGGTTTTTAGTTGGTCGAAGTATTTACTATTAACAAATGCAAAGATTGCTGGAAGTAAGAGTGCTAAAGCACCTTTCTTAATCATACCAATTAATCCACCACCACCACTCTTTGCCACATCTACAACACCACCACCTAAACCTTTTAATCCATTTTTGATACCTTCTAAACTCGCTAATGATTTAAATGTTGCAGCCATATTTGCTGCTCTAGATTTCGCTTCTTCTTTCATTCTACCAGCGATACCCATTTTATTCTTTTTTTCTAATCTTGCTTCTTGTCGTGCAATACCAGCTGCATCTCTTTGTAGTGCAAGATTCTCTTCTGCATTACCACCAGCTTTTGTTATCGAATCTTTCATTTCTTGTAGTGCAACTTTTTGTGCTTCAATATCTGCTTTTTCTGCTTGTCTGCCTGCAAGTTCTTCTGCTGATATACCTAAGAGTTTTGCCTGATTGTCTAAGACTTTGATATCCCTATCTGCAGCTGCTCGTGCTTCTTTAGATACACCCTTTGCAGCGTTGCCAGAAACCTTTGAGAGTTTCCTCAATTCTGCAACTTGATCAGCACTGTAAACTTTATCAGATAAGGCTTTCTGCTTATCAGCTTCCATTGATTCAGCAATTTTTGCATTGTTTGCTTTTAGGGCATTAATTATATCTCTGTCGAATTTATCAGCCATTACTTAATTACCTTCTTTAACCATAGATACAATGCATAACAACCAAATAAGTATGCTGTTGCTACACCTACATCTAATATGTGTTCTCTCATGTGATATATAAATTCAATACCTGCTTGAACATCACCCATACCAGCAGGATCAACAATAATTTGTTCTACTTTACCATCTTCACTAAACTCTATAGCAGTTCGTTCTGTCTCTTGAGCCATTACTTTTTACCCATTGCCTGTGTACCGAAGAACGCAGCGACAATCGCTGCAACGGATACGAAGTATACACTTGCCATACTTCCAAGTATCTTACTTGCTTGATCTAAACCTAATGCCATTGCAAGTACAACTGCAAAAGGATATAACAACATACCACCTAGTGCGAACCATGCCATCTTACGTTGTGCATCTCGCATTGCATCTGCATCTTCTAATTCTTTACGTTTAAATTCCATATACATCTCATGTTCATCTGGACTAACTTTGCCATCACCATTGGTATCTGCTGGATGGTGTCCAGTTTCTTTAATCTCATCTGCCATTTGTTCTTCCTCTCGTAGTCTTTCCTTTACACCTATTTATTCTTATTGTTATCTCTCTCGACTCTTTCATTCTCTTTTTTAATGTATTCTGCAAGTAATCCAGTATATATTTCCCTTTCCCAAGGTATCATATCTTCTAATTCACTCAAACTATATTGATGATGTTGCATCAACGAGAAGTTCATCTTGTAATAGTTTTCTAGTGTTTCATGAGAAAGGATTACCCTAAAAAACTTTGCAGCCCCTCCAATAGCACAGTAGATTCTACTTTAGTCTTTGGATTGACTACCGTAATTTCATGTCTAAGTCTAGGCATAGTTTCAAAGAAACTAACTACTGATTGAAATTGTTGTGTATTCATCTGATCAACAAATTCTTGTACCTCTTTATCTGATACATCAACTCTTTTGTAAATCTTATCATCAAAATGCATTTCATTAATACAATGATTAATCATCTCAAACATCATTGCTGCATCCCCACCAGTGGAATATTTTGCATAATCCTTTAGTGTAGGGTATCTCATAATAAGGTTAATTTTATCTGTTATAGAAACAACATTTGTGTGTTCATCAAACATTTGAGTTTCAATTTCATCTAGTTTAATATCAATTGAAACTTTTGTCTTTCCATCATCTGGGCAAAGTACAGATACTTTAGCAGTTTCCCCAACTGATTTTGCACGAATTTTCATAAACAAGTATTCAATATCAAATACTGGTTGTCTCTGTGCATCAATACCACCATCGGTACAAGATGCAACTAATTCAGTAATTGTATTTGCTATATTGCTTACATCGTCACTCTCTTGTGCCATCATAAGAACTTTTTGTTCTTTGACTAAGAATGGACGGTATTTTGTTATTACGCCTGAACTAGGAATTGTTATTTCATAGGTAGGGGTATCTAGTCTTGGTAGTGCCATAATTATTCATCCTTTATTAATTATCTTTTCGTAAATGCTACGTTTTTCAAATTCGTTCTTCTCACTGTGTCAACACCAATTGATTCAAGCATTTCTTCTATTGGTGCAGGCAATGAACTTTCAGAATTTAAAGACTTCCAATATCTATAGGAGAATGTTACACCTACAGTGTGAAAGGAGTCATTGGTTGCATAGTCCAAAGATTGTTCTGCAATCTGTTTTGGAAATGCATCAACTAATTCAATGCCATATGTTCTGGCGTTCAAATTGTTTAACTGGTATATAGTGACACTACCAACGTAGTCATCGTAGTATCCCATAGACCAAGTCTGTGGATTATATGCGAGTCTTTGCCAACTCTCAAATAATTGTTTTTCTTTCATATCTGGGCCACATTGAAAAGTGCCTGTTACTTCTGGATAACTATATCCTTGAACAATTTCTCTTGTCGGGCCATATATGTTCGTGTCTGCTTCGGTATCAAGAGTTCTGCCTGGAAAAGATATTTGTGAACATCTCAATCCAGTTGCTCTTGCTGTTCCATCACTATTAACTTTACCCATAAGTAGGGAAAATACGTTATCTAGTGCATTACCACTTTTCTGTGAACCTCTAGTTCCAGTTGGACATGATAGAATTACTTCAAACTTGTTAGGTTGTGCAACACCATCATTACGAAATCCAGCGGCTGCGCTTTCAATGTCATCTGATACAACACCTAATTGTCTTAGTATATCTTTTGCAATACTCATTATACCATCTTTCTTGAATCTGACCAGACTGCTGCTGCAGAGGCTTTCTTAAATCTTTGCACTGGCAGTAGAGTTGCTACAGTTAATTCATCTGCATCAATTCTTCTGAATTGACTTTTTGTATATCCTGCCAAGTATTTATGTATAGTTGGTTTGACTAATCTAATACCTTTTACTTTATTATATGTGACATTTAATATAGTTTTTTCATTAAATAATGTATTACTACTAAAGTCTACTATTCTATCAAGCAATCTTATTCTAAGTGGTATTGGTAGATAGTGAAAGTTGATACCTAAAAATCCATCACTATATAGTTCTAACGGTAGAACTAAAGGGAATGTATCATAGTAGGGCAACTTCTTTGCATCTCTAGGTGAATAGATAAACATATTTAAACGCCCAAAGTGTGGTCTGGTTGACCTTTTACCATCTCTGATTAAGTCCATAGTGGTTGGTGTGCCAAACTCTTTTATTTTTTCTCTATACCAATCAGTAGACTTTGGACGACCTTTTGCCGCGTCTTGAACTGCTTTAATGTACTTAGATACTGCCATCTAATTTCTTTCTATTTTCAAGGTGTTCTGATTCAACGTCATCTTTTGATTGTCCATGATATGCAACTGCATAATGTTTTTCAATCATGAAGTCGTTAAGGATACTACCATCTTCTAATCTGAACTTACCAAGTATTCTACCATATTTTCCAGACTTATCTTTTTCTGTAATTAGTGTTTGTGTAGAACCAACGGGCATATGAGACTTGACTACTTCTTTTGCTATATTCCCATACCTTTTTTCTTCTAAATCTCTGGTTCTAGACTCTGGTGTATCAATACCATATAGTCTAATTCGTTCTTTGTGCATCCACATACCGAAACCTAAATCAATGTCAACATCTACTGTGTCGCCATCTACAACTCTTAATATTTTACATTTATACTCATACATACTACTATTTATACCTTATTCCTAGATGTTCTTCTGTTAGTATTTTAAATTCCCAATTCCTATCCAGACAATACTCATTTGCATAACGCCATTTTGCCTGATTAATACCCCATGTTTTTACCTTATTATACCATGCTTTTGTCTTTCGAGCAGGTTTCTTTTCTGGTGGACTACACTGGTTTTTTGGTTTAATTTCAATAATAAACTTCTTAATAGAACCATCTGTTTGTTTTGCCTTAATGTAGAAATCTGGAAAATATCTATGTTTCCTTCCATCCCACGGAGATACATAGGGAATTATGTGTTCTTCACTTCCCCATTCTAGAATGTTATTACTATTATCAGCATACACCATGAACTTACGCTCCCAAAGTGAACGGTATACCACATTCATAGGATTGCCAATATACTTATCAGTGTTCTTTAGTTGGTATTTTCCTTTGTAAGCCATTATAAATAGTTATAACCTTCCGAACTATTTAGGGGTAGACATGGCAATAGATTTTAGTAGATCAAGAGCAATTTCAACGCTCAAAAAAACATTAAGAAAAGTATCTGGTAACTTACCAGGCCTTGCTGGTATTATATCTGGTAGAGGTTCAGACAATTCTGATTTCTCTGGACTAAACCGAAAAGCAAAATCACCGAAGATGTATGCATTTCCGATAGATGTTACAGCAGCGCCTGGATTGGGTAATCATGGACATTACATGATCTTTTATGTCAATCAACAGTCAAACGCTAAATTGAAATTTGGAACGCCAGAATCTGGTTCAGCCCAAATGAAGAGAGAAGAGAAGAGTAGAAATATTCCAAAATACATTAAAGAAATGCTACCAGATGGTTCTGGCAAGACTGATACAAAACAATCAAACGAAGTACAGAAACAAGTACACGCTGATATCCCACTTGCTGGTGGGCCTCCAAACCGAAACACTAACATCAAACCAGCGACAGGCCGTGCCGGTGCAAAAAAAACTTCTGGTTCTACAGTATTTTTAAAGAGACCACCAACAACAAGATTAGATACAGCAATTGCATTGTATATGCCTCCACAAGTACAAGTATCATATAAATCACAGTATTCCGATACTCCAATTGGTGGTGGAACTGCAGCCGCAATGGATGTATATTCTTCTGTTATGGCTGGAAGGGGTGCTGAAAGTTCTATGAAAACGGCGATTAATAAAGGTGGACAAGCATTAAAAGAGGGTGTAAAGGGTACTGTACTTTCAATGGTAGGTGCATTGCCTGGTATGGGTGGTGCAACAGAAGCATTTGAGATTGCTCAAGGATATATTCAATCAGACAGAATGGAACTTGCATTTAAAGGTATTGATAAAAGAGCCTTTCAGTATACATTCAAGATGATACCAAGAAACGACAAAGAATCAGACGAAATACGCAAAATTATATTTGCTTTTAAAGCAAACATGTTACCAGAGTTTAAAGATGGTGTTAGAAATGGGCGAGAGATGATAATGCCTAATACATTTGATATAGAGTATATGTATAATGGTAAAGAGAATGATTACCTACATAAGATATCTACATGCGTATTAGAAGATTTACAAGTATCACAAGGTGGAAGTAGATATAAAACATTTACTGCAAAAGACGATGGTGCTCCACCAGTGGAGACCAGCATAACATTGAGTTTTAGAGAACTAGAACTTATCACCAGAGAAAGAGTACATGAAGGATTCTAATTATGGTTACACTTACAGATAATGCAAAAGAATATCTCACCAGTATTAAAGAAAATGACCATATCACTTTAGGTGTTAATGGGGGTGGTTGTTCTGGATTTCAATATGTCTGGGATTTTAAGAAAAACTGGCCTGATGTCAAATGGGGTAAACCTATTGATGATTTACTAGTTCTAGACCCTATAGCAGAAATGTATGTTATAGGTTGTACAGTAGATTATGTAAAAGAGTTAGGTGGTTCTTATTTAAAAGTTATTAACCCAAATGCTACTTCATCATGTGGATGTGGTGAGAGTTTTGCAGTTTAGGAGAAAAGATGTATTTTAATTCATTTCCAGTAATACCTTATGACAATGAAGGTAATGGTAATTTAAAAGATGTGACTAATCTTTTGAGAAGAGTTGCTGTAAGGACAAAGGTATCTGCTAATACTGCAATGTTTGATACATATGATATCAAAGAGGGTGATTCACCAGAAATTCTTGCTGATAAGTTTTACGATGACCCAGAGTTACATTGGGTTATTTTATTGATAAACAATATTACAGATAGATATCATGGATGGCCTATGAATACTCCACAATTCCAAGCATATGTAAAGGATAAGTATGTAAACCCAGATTCTATACACCATTATGAAATATCACAATCATCTGGCAAAACAACAGTAAACATAGAGGTAAATGATTTGGATACATATCCTAATGCAACACCTATAACTAACTTTGAATATGAAGAAAAGAAACAAGACACTAAACGTAGTATTAGATTACTCGACCCTAAATTTGTTCCAGACTTTGTAGATGAATTTAAAACAAGAATAAGTGAGTCGGTGATATAATGGCTGGAATTAATTTTGCTGGTGAGTTTAAAGTTGAAGAGGCTAACTTACATACTTCTAGTGGTAATGTAACTGATATAAGTAAGTTAATTATTACTGTAGATTTGTTTGAGAACATTTTTGAAAAACAAATGTCTGGAAGTATCACGATTAATGATACAAATGCTCTAGACTTAAATTTACCTATTACTGGACACGACTATATCACACTCAAAATATCTACTCCAGGCCTAGATGGTGTTGGACAGAATATTGACTTTTCAAACTCACCACTTATAGTATATAGAATAGGTACTAAACAAGAGATGGGTGGTAAGGCAAATCTTGTAGAAATATCTGTTATAACAAAGGATGCACTAAGAAATCATAGGATGAGAGTATCTCGTGCATATGCTGGAACATGTTCAGAGATTGCAGAAAAAGTATTGAGGAATGAAGTAAGAACAAAAAGAGACCTTTTTATTGAACCATCTATGGGTAATAGAAACGTAATAGTTCCCAATCAAAGGCCTTATGAATTTCTACAGAGACTTGCTGCTGAGGCAATATCCGAAGAAGGTAATTCCCCACACTATGTGTTCTATGAAAATACTAAAGGTATACATTTTAGAAGTCTACAGAGTATGTATTCTCAAGATAGCAGACAATCATTTTTTGCTGGTGAGGCTGGTACTCAAAGTAAGGATGATAATGCTAAATCACCTAATATCGAAAAAGAACTAAAAAGAGTTACTAGTTTTGAACAAGGTGCAATTTCTGATACTGTAACTGCTTATAGAAATGGTATGATGGCAAGTACACTACTACAACATGACATATTTCAGAAAAAATATAACAAACAAACATTCAATTACCTTGAGGATTTTAAGAAACACAAGAGAATTAATTTCGATGCCACTTCTAATGATAATCCAATATATCCAGATTCATTGGTTGATGGGGATAATAAAATAACTGATTTTCCAGAGGCAAGTATTAAACTTACACCCATTTCAGCGAGTCCAAAAGATATAAATATAGATGCATCCTACATTAAAGAGGGTGCTAAATATGGAGAGGGTTTCTTGTATTCTAACGATAGATCTCACGATTCTACTTTGGCAAGACGTTCTAAGATTATAGAACTGAACCAAGGTGCTTCTGTCAATATACAGATAATTGGACAAACCCACCTTTCGTGTGGAGATGTTGTAGAGTTTGACATGCCCATTCAAGGTAGAAACCATACAGGCGAAGAGATAAATCCATATTACAAAGGTAGATACTTAGTAACTACATTACGACACACATTTTCAAACATGTCCAATAGTCACTCAATCCTAATGAGACTTGCAAAAGATTCATTTGAAACACCTATAAAAATTGTAGGTGAGGTAGATGATTTTGAGACAGGCACTCAAGGTTTGATTAATAATCAATTTTACACTTAGAAGGAGGGATTCAATAGTACATTTGTTATGCTTCAACCATAATAGAACAAGAGGGAAATACTCATGAATTTAAAGACAAGAGCTAATATGAGAAACAGATCCAAATTCTTAAATAGAGACAGAACACTTGAACCACTTTCAGAAGAAGATAAATATCAGCTGAAAACTATTGATAGGGTTAAACATGAAATCATACAAAGAACTACAAGAAGGAGTCTACGATCCCAACATTCTTAAAGCATTCTTTTTAGCAGGAGGGCCAGGCAGTGGTAAATCTTACGTTGTAAAAAGAACCACTGGTGGAATGGGTTTAAAGATTTTAAATTCAGACGATATTTTTGAGAAGAAACTCAAGGATGCTGGCCTTTCTCAAAAAATGCCTGATAGAGAAGCAGAACCTAGAGATAAAATTAGAGATAGATCAAAAGAAATCACTAAGAAGAGACAAGATAACTATGTAGAAGGTAGACTAGGACTTGTTCTTGATGGAACTGGTAGAGATTACGAAAAGATCAGTTATCAGGCGAGAGCATTAGAACAACTAGGTTACGATACCTTTATGATATTTGTAAATACATCCCTAGACACAGCACTAGAGAGGAACGCTGCAAGAGACAGAACAGTTCCAGAACCTATTGTGGTTAAGTCATGGAATGATGTTCAAAAAAATATAGGTAAGTTCCAGAACTTCTTTAGGGGCAACTTTGTCATTGTTGATAATAACAAAAAAGACGAAGATATTATGGGTATGGCTATGAAAATGATTAGACAGTTGGTAAGACAAAAGTTGAAGAATACTAGAGGACAAGCCTGGATTAAAAATGAACTGCAACTTAAGCGCCGATGATATCAAATGGATGCAGTAAAACATTGTAGCGGATAATATATAAATAATTGTATCGTTCATCTATTCGTACAGACGGAAGTAGGCATATCGCTGAAGGAACGCTCAAAACTTTTGGTAACGAAAGGAGTAGAGATATGAATACGATAATTTACCAATTAGAGAAATTAATCAAACAACATAAGATAAACAAGGCACTGTGGATTTTACAGTGTAGGTCTAGATGTATATGCTCAACGGTGATTCGCCCGATTCGCAATAATCCTAAAATCTTTAAAATACACAAGTCTCTGTAACCCTTGGTGAGCAACGATTACAGAAAGGGGGTTGACTTTGCCTAAAAAGTGTTGTATATTTAATAAGTAAGATGAGTTGAAACAAGAGAGAGAGAAATAATTATGAAAACATTTGAAATGCAAGATACTACGGACAAAAAGAACCCTATTAGATACATCAATGCCCATAACGGTGGTATTCAGATGTATGGTACAGAAGTCGGTGAGTTGGTTGCATGGGGTAAGACTCCAGAGATGATTGCATATGCCTTAAAGACAAAGGGTGTTGCAGAGAGTGTTAGTGGTGGTTCTTCAATGGATTTTGCAAGTGAAGAAGGTTTTGCAAATGATGAAGATGCAATGACACTTTGGAATGATGCAATTGCCGTGTTTAATTGGGAAGTAAATGGAGTAGCAGGATAATGAGTAAACCAGTTTCAGTTGCCGCACTAAAAAGGAATATCAAGGATAATCCAGAATCAATCAAGAGACTTGCTCGTGTGTTACCACAGATGATGATGATGGAAACAAACGAAAAAGTTTGGGTGATGCTTGAAAAGAGAATGATTATGGTTAGAGATTTAATGAATGAGAAGGGGTTGACACAATAATGAGTATACTGTTTGGACAAGAGTGGAGAGATAAAAAGATGCATATCGAATATAATGGGCAATACATGTTAGATTTTGGTGTTGCAGAGAAAAATATGGCAGTATCGTTGGGAGATGCCTTTGTTCAAATTACAGAGGGTGCATCTGATGAGAAGTCTGCTGCTGCAAACTATGTCAAATATCTTTCAGATTGTTTGAAATCTGGAAAACTTCAAGTCAAATGGAATATTAGTTAATTTAGGGAGAATATAATGCAAGTTCAAAGTAAAATCGGAGATATCGAGTTCAACACAGTTAGTGTGTATGGTGAGGAAATGTTAGTTTCTGGGCCAATCGTGATGGCATCTGCCGCTGGTTGGTATGTCGGTAAGGTCTGTAAGACTGACCTTTTTAAGGATGGGTCACAATTTATCGTTGAACCATTTGATAGGTTCACAGACTACTTTGCAACGCCTGAAGAGGCAAATATTGTTCTTAAAACGCCCGAAGAAAATGGTGGTTTTGGAATTACGGGCATGCCCGTATAGAAGGTCGGCCCCACACAAACGTGGCCTAAGAAGCAGAGTAAGACTCGTTCAAAAGGGGGTAAACACAAGGAGATTGGATTGGTAAAGCTTTGGTGCTTTCAATATGAAAAATGGGTGATATCCAACACTAAATACAAACATTTTTCATTTTTTACTTGACAACAGCCCTCCTATGTGTTATTATTAATCTTAATTGAGAGGATAAGTATATGACAAAAATTGATGCATTGTTAGACAACTATGAGAAGAGCAAGCTTGAAAGAGTGAGCGTCATCCATGATACTACAGTGGTTGCTTTTGTTTATGTCGATAAGAATCTAGATGTAATGAAGAAGTTAGAAGAAGCATTTATGTCCACAAACAGCATCACTGGTGCTTGGTGGGATAACGACAATGTGGAAGCACTATTTGAAAAGGGTGGTGCTTGTAGAAGCACTAGTGTTGGAGATACAGTGTTAGTGGGTAATACTAAATACAAGTGTGATAATGCTGGATGGAGTAAAGTATGATATACAAAACAATAGTAATATCTTTATTGATGATTATTATCGCTACTGTGGGTGGTGCTTTCATCACCATAGAGAAAGCAGTAGTAGATATGAAAGCGACACAAGACGCTATCTACAATGAGATAAGTGAATTAAACAACGAGATTAATGACATGAGAAGTTTTGATGAGTTGTCAAAGGCAATTATAGATACTCTAAAAGCAAAATGAACCTAAGTGATTTTTGTCGATGTTATACAAATGCAGCCGACCATGAACTAGTCAAGGAAATGCTACATTGGTTTCGTGAAGATACGGAATCTAAAACTGTAACTGCTAATAGAGATACTAGAAAAGATTTGCAGAAGTGGGTGCCAGTGGGTACTCATCTGTACAATAAGATAGAACAAGTCAAGAGGAGTACTCTAGACATGTACCTAGATGAGTTTCCTTATGTATATAAGGGTGCTAAACAACTCATATCAGAAGAAACAAAAATACAAAAAACTGCCACACAAGGTGGTGGTTTTCATAATTTCCATTCGGAAATATCTCACTATAAAAATATTCGCAGAGTATTAACTTGGACAATATATCTAAACGATATTGATGAGGGTGAAGGTGAGACAGAATTTTTATTAGAAGGTATCAAGATACAACCTAAGAGGGGTATGATGTGTATTTTTCCAGCATCCTTTCCATGGCAACATCGTGGTAATCCAGTGCATAAACATTCTAAATACATATCAACAGGCTGGTGGTTATTTCCAGAGGAAGGAAAGATGGACTAATGAATTTATTCCCTAAAAATAGAAACTTTGATGGTAAAGATTTATCTAATCAAGTATTTGAGATGGATGGATTGGGCAACACTTGGGTGTGTCATCCAGACATAGACGAAAAAGGACAAGACTTTGATAGGTGTTCTTTTAGAGGCGCTAACCTATCTGGTTCTACATTTAAGAACCTATACATGAGAGGTTGTGACTTTACAGAAGCAAACATGGTTGGTGTTACAATGATAAATTGTAATTTGCGAGAGAGTAGGTTTATGGCTGCAAATATTAAGAACAGCATACTTACGGACAATATGATGGTTAGGTGTGACTTTACAGAAGTTGAAGGTAAACGATGTGATTTCACCGATACAGATTTAAGAATGTCCAACTTTCGTAACGCTAGATTCCCACATGCAAACTTTACAAATTGTTGGTTAAAGGGTATAGCGATGCGAGGTACAAGACTAGAACATGCTAAAATTCCAGAGTTTTTTATAGATTACTGTTACCAATTTAAAGTTATGGAGCCTGATACTGTTTGTTATGCATGGAAACTTACACAGCAAGATGGTTATGGTATATATCATCCAAAGATAAAATATTACGAGGGTATGGAAGCCGATGCAGAACAACAAGAGGGTGGATTCAAATCACTAAAGACAGAGATGGATGGTCGTGGTGGAGATATGAACAGTGGTATCGCTGTTGCACCTATTGATTGGGTGTTGAAGGAATGGAATATGATGGGTGCTAATCCTCTATGGAAACTATTCATGATTTCTTTTAAAGCAGGAGATGTCATCAATTCAGAAGGTAATGCGAAGTTTAACCTTAAAAAGATGAAAGTTGTCAAGGAATATCCTATAAAACAGTTCTATGACCAGATGAAAGATTAATGATAACCACTACCAAAAATAACACAAAATGTATATTTGCACATGGTGGTATGAGTATATCATCAAATGGCTACACGAAACCGTGTTGTCAAATAAAAAAAGGTGAAGGTGAAAAACCACATTGGAGTGAAGATCACAAGGAATCTCAATGGTGGAAATCACTAAGAGACAACTTAGACAATGGTATAAAAGACCCAAGGTGTGTAAAGTGCTGGGATTTAGAAGCATCTGGTATACAAAGTATGAGACTTGGTGGTAATGAATTTCAAGAAGAAGATAAAGTAAACATACACCCTTGGTCGTATGTAGACTTAAAACTTGGTAGTAAATGTAACTTGATGTGTTCAATGTGTAAATCTCCATCTAGTTCACTAATTGCAAAAGAAATGTACGATAATATGGACGAACAATGGCCAGGAGAATTAGAGGAAGGAATGTTTCCAGCACACCATGAGAAGTTTAAAAAACAGGCACGGAAGTATTATGAGTTGGGTGGTTTTACAGAGAAGAAACAGTGGTATGAAGACCCTGCTTTTTATGATAAGTTAAAATCAAATGCAGAACACATAAGAACACTAAAATTTACTGGTGGAGAACCTACTGTAATACCACAAGTCCATGAGGTCATGGATTGGATGGTTAAGTCTGGACATGCTAAACACATTCACATACGAATTACTACAAATGGAACAAACAAAAGTCTAAAACTATGGGAAGATATGTTAAACTTTCGTTCATCACAAATACGAATGAGTGTAGATGGCACTGGTGCTAACTATAATTATATAAGGTATCCACATTCGTGGGAAAAGTGGCAACAAAATATAAAACTACTACAACTGTATAAAGGTGAAATAAAATTAAACTACCAATTTACAATGAGTGCATTTAATCTGTTTAACATCGTAGAGATGTCAAAATGGTTTCACGAAGTTGGTGGTTGCAAAAGTTATAGAGGGGGATATACATTACACCCAGTGTTTTGGCCTAGACACCACAACGTAAGATATCTACCAGATGATGTATTAGAAAAGGCATTAGTATATTTAAAAGAAGGACAAAAGAAGTATCCTAAGATGACTACAACTGCAATTAACTTCATCGAATCTAGACCATATATATCTATAGAAGAGAAGAATGAAGTAATGCAAAAGTTAAAACAAGACACATTAATAAAAGATAAATTAAGAGTAAAACGACCTAACTATGATTCAATAGATACGTTTGGTTTGAGGAGAATATTTGATGATATACAATCTTGAGGGTGTAAAGATATATGATGAGACACTAGTAGAACTTCTAGACGGTGGTAAGGGCGTTGATGCAGATATCTTGACAGGCAGAGACAATCCAGACTTCTTGAACTTAGATTTTGACAATCTTGTTATGCATGATAAGGTAATCAAGGATGTGTATTTTGACAACTGTAGTTTTAGGGATGCAGACCTATCAGGCTGTATATTTGAGTTTGGACATCTAAGAGATGCAGACTTTACAGGCGCTAAACTAAAGGGAACACAATTTATCAACTGTAATATGAGACATGCAAATATGAGTCATGTAAACATGAGTGGTGGTGTAATCAAAGATTGTATGATGCGAAGTGTAAACTTCTATGGTGCCAGACTACAGTATGTAGATTTTAGTGGTTCAGATTGTAGAAAATCAGACTTTCGTGACATAAATGGGCGTGGAACTGTATGGACAGGCGCTAGATTTACTAATTGTGATTGGCGTTCAGCACTATTACACAAGACGACTGGCATACCAAGATTCATGAGAAGTCAGAAGGAGGCATACGATCAGATGCCACCAGACTATAAGTGTATTAGTTGGAAACTATTGGGTGAAGGAAAGCGTGGTATCTATCGCCCACATATGGTATATGAAGTGGGTAAGATATATGATGCTACAAGAGGTGGTGCTTCACCTATTGATGCAACAAAGAATCCAGGCATAGCACTTGCACCATTGACATGGGTGTTGAAAGAGTGGATGGCACTTGGGGCAAAACCTAATTGGCATCTATTTATGGTAGAGTTTAATGCTGGTGATGTTGTATCAGACAGTAATTCTAAGTTCACTGTAACTAAGTTGAAAGTACTGAAAGAAGTTGACTTGAACAAGTACATTGATATAATTGACGATGGTAACACAGAAACACTAAAAGTGAGGGATTAAGTTTATGAACGTAGAAATAATAGATATGATGGGAACAGACTTATCAGTAGTAAATGCAGCTCGTGTCTCTTTCGCAAAAGAGAGTACAGAGTTTTCTAAAGGAGATGAGAAACTCATCAATTTCCTTGCAAAACATAATCACTGGAGTCCTTTTGGACATGCATCAATGCAATTTAGAATTAAAGCCCCAATCTTTGTTGCAAGACAACTTGTGAAACACCAAGTCGGTTTGGTGTGGAACGAAGTCAGTAGACGTTATGTAGATGATGCACCAGAGTTTTACATTCCTAATGAATGGAGACTTAAAGCAGATGACAAGAAACAAGGTTCATCAGATGAAACTATAGAATACAATATTGATGGTGCTGTCCAATTTGTGACACAAACATACAACAATCTATTGAAAGCAAATGTTGCACCAGAGATGGCAAGAATGATATTACCACAGAATTTATACACGGAGTGGTATTGGAGTGGTACACTTATGGCATTTGCCCGTGTATGTAATCTAAGATGTAAACCAGATACACAGAGGGAAACACAACAAATTGCACAGATGATTGACGATGCTGCAAAAGAACTTTTTCCTATTAGTTGGACGGCGCTTCGTGATTGATGTTAACGAAAACAACACGCTGTGTGCTTATGCACATGGTGGGATATGTATGTCCACAGATGGAAATAACAAACCATGCTGTAGTATGTTTGTACGAGGAGAGAGTCCACCATCTTGGAGCGAAGACCACATGCAAACAGATTGGTGGAAATCTCTACAGCATAATCTATCAAATGGTATCAAAGATGAAAAATGTAATAAGTGTTGGGATTTAGAAAAGGTTGGTAACAAAAGCATGAGGTTGTCATCAAACCAATATTTACAAAACGATCAGATGACACTACATCCTTGGTCGTATGTAGATTTAAAACTTGGTAGTAAGTGCAATCTAATGTGTGTAATGTGTGATGGTTCTGCCAGTTCTTTGATTGCAAAAGAGATGTGGGATAATCAAGAAGAAACGTGGTTGGTAAAAAACGAAGCAGATCATTTACAACCTAGAGGTTACAATCGTGGAAGATTAAAACGATGGTATCAACAAGCAGGATATACCAAGGAACTACAATGGTGGCAAGATCCTAAGTTTTATGATAAATTAAAAGACAATGCTGAACACATAAGAACATTAAAATTTACTGGTGGTGAACCAACACTGATTCCACAAGTGATGGAAGTTATAGACTATATGTTAGAAACTGGACATTCAGAACATATAAAAATTGTCATAACAACAAATGGTACATACAAAGGTACAGGCATATACGAGAAGATGTGTATGTTTAGAGAAGCAAATGTTAACTTATCAGTGGATGGAACTGGTTCTGTCTATAACTACATACGATATCCACACACTTGGAAACAATGGACAAGAAATACAAAACGAATGTTGGACTATAAAGAAAAAATAAATATAAGTTATCAGCATACAACAAGTGTATTTAATTTGTTTAACGTAAGAGAAATGGAAGATTGGATTACGAGCGATGGTGATTATACAGGCGCAATTACAAACAAAGTAAATTATCACCCAAACTATGTGTTTCATCCTAAAATGATGAACATACGATATTTACCAGAGGATACACTAGAACGGGCAGTAGACTATTTAAATGGTGGTAAAAAAATATCAGAGGCACTTATAAAATTTATTTGGGAAAGTCCAGAGATATCAGACGAAAACAAAGAGTTGTATCAATCAATGCTTAAATCAGATACAGAACTTAAAGATAGACTTAGAACAAAGCGTCCTAATTGGGATTCAGTAGATAACAACATGCTACGATTAAAGGATTTATTTCATGGAAGATAAAGAACCACCAAGATATTATGATTGGATGCTATGGATGTTGCGAAAAGAAAGTAGAGAACAATGGTATAGCAGAACCAAGAATAGACTCATAAAACACAGTCAACCAGACGCCCACGAAATTCTAGAAGAAAGATTTAGTGGTGATATGGAGAAAAGTATTAGGCAAAACCTACCATTGTATAGGTCACTAAGTGGAAGAGGACTTGCAGAAGAGATAGCAGCGACTGATCCAGAGTTAGTCATTGATCTGGGGTGTGGTGCTAATCCATTCAAGGGTATCATACCGAATCTTATTGGTATGGACTTGGTAAAATTCCCCACATCAGACCTAGTTAGACCAATACAAGATGCAATGACTATATTTAAACCTAACATTGCTGATTGGGTATTAATCCTTGGGCCTTGGGGGCCAACAGATGAGGAAACACATAGATCAATTATTGCACAAGGGGTGCATCTACTAAAACCATCAGGCACAATTGTAGCACATGGTGACATAACATGGACAGAAGAACGTATCACTAGGTTGGGTAAAGAGTTTTCACTAGAGACTTCAATTGATGGTATCGGCACTACAGATATGAGGAAGATGACTCGCAAACATTATAATATACAGAGAAAGGCTCTACAATACAGAGCAAAAGTAAGAGGTATACACGAAGAAGATAATCCACAAAGAGTTGTATGGCGATGGACATATGAATTTTAGAATAACCACCCAAAGCAATAGACCACAACACTTCTTTACAATTCACTGGAATGTGGGTAAGAGATGCAATTACGATTGTGCTTATTGCCCAGACAATCTACATGACTATACATCAAAACATCGTAGTCTAGAAAGTTTCCAAGAAATCTTTAGAAAGATTGAACCAGAGATACCAAGTAATCTGGATATCAAGATATGGTTTACTGGTGGTGAACCAACAATCAATCCAAACTTTCTGCCGTTTGTCAAGTGGTTGAAAACAGAATACCCAGACAGAGCAAGAAATCTGGGGTTGAACAGTAATGGTTCTAGACTACCAAAGTATTATAAAGAGTTGTCGGAGTGGGTAGAGAAGATACAGTTTAGTTCACATTTTGGGTTTCTAAAGTTAGACAAATTCAAGGATGTGTTGAGTGTATTACCATTAAAGAAGTTTAGTGTCAATCTTATGGCAGAGCCAGAGTATTGGGATACAGTACAGAACATTGTAGAATTTTGTGAGGAAAGACAGATAAACCACCACATAAAGAGAATACGAACCAAGAGTACATGGGATTCAGACAATCGTAAGTACGACCCATTCTATACATCAGAGCAGATACAGTGGTTAGAGAATCGAGAACATGCTCAATCATATGATGAGATTGGTGAGAGATTTGACCAACCAGACATGCTTGCCTACTATAATGAAGTAGACGAACCGAAGGAAGAGTGGGCAAACAATATGATTACACGACAAGAGGACGATTTCAACGGTTGGCTGTGTGGTATAGGGTTAGAAGGGTGTCAGATAGATCAATATGGTAACATACAACGAGGAGTATGTAAGATAGGTGGTTCTTATGCAAATATAGAGGACAAAAAGATTACGCTGCCCAGGGATTTCGTGACATGCACAAAGATACGCTGTTCATGTGTAGCAGATAACAAATGTACACGATATAAGGACGATAAGACACGAAAACAGATGCAGCCAGAGGTAATGTACCATATACAGAAGCAACTTTCCGAATCAAAACGAATCGGTACTCGTAAAGTGTCCATATTAGATAAATATAACTACTAAAAAACGCTGTATTATCAACGATTTAAAATAACACTTGACATTGCCCTAAAAGCCTGATACATTGTATAAGTAAGATGAGTTGAAACAAAGAGAGAGAATTTTATCATGGCATATGTATCACAAAACGACAAAAAAGAACTTTCAGTCGGTATAAAAAAGGTTCTAAAGAAATATAATATGAAGGCATCTATTGCAGTTAACAATCATTCAAGTCTGGTTGTCAACATACAGTCTGGGCCTATTCAGTTTAATCACACTCATGGTGATGGTTATACTCAAGTAAATGTGTATTGGATACACGAACATTATCGTGGTGTTGCAAAGAAGTTTCTAACTGAATTGCTTGCTGAAATGAAAGGTACTAAGTACTTTAACAATGATGATGCTATGACTGATTACTTTCATAGATCACATTATTGTGATATCAATGTTGGTAAATGGAATAAGTCTTATATTAAAACAAAGAAGGTGGCGTAATGAGAATGACAAATATTAAAAAACAATTCGATGATGTAATGGACGGTGTTAACAATATGTTAGATGCTGCTGCACATGATTATAAGGATATGAACTCAACATATAGAACCTCTAATGAGTTTCGTGATGGGTTCATGATTAAAGTAGGACAAAAATATATTAAGATTGGTAGAATATCCGATCACATACGACATAACAACACAGAACCACGAATGGGGTCTGTATGGGGATTTGTAGTCAATACGACTCAAGATTCAAAATTTAAAAAGGGTGACTTACTTAAAGCTGCAGGATTTAACGCTCCTGCTCGTAATGCCGCTCGTGGTAATGTTCTAGAAGGGGGTTTCGGTATACGCTGGACTGGCCCGCTTTATCTTTAATCAGCGAATAAGGAAAACTACATGAAAAAAACTATGTTTAAGACCACCGTCTTTATCAATACAGACCGTTCTTTTGTCGAAGGACTGTTACATCAGTTGGGGTTATTGACTAAGGAGTCTAAGATACCACATATGATGAAACGCCAAGCGTTGCGACAGTGTGTGTCCTATACTGCTCCGACAGAGAAAGAATCTGTTGATAAAGCATTAGAGGCGTTTGCCAATAAGGGTAAAAAGGCGTCTGATCTCTTTCATATGGAGACAATACAAATATGATTGAGTGGTGGATGTTCGGCACATATTTAGCCGGTTCAGTTGTGACTTACTATTTGTTTGTAATCAAAGCAGGCGCAAATGTTATTGAGGTAACAATAGATAAGTTAATTGCCGATGGATTCTTACGATGTAAAATAAGTAAGAATGGTCAGTTAGAAATCTTGAAGTGGAATGAGAAATGAGAAGATTAAAAAATCATTGGGATTACGATGTCCTTGGAATGGATAGTCCAGATTGGCCACTCGCTCTTCTGGACGAGAACCTAGCGGCAACTCGTCAAAATAATGTAAATCAACAAATACATATGTGTAGCACAGAATGGTCTACACAGTATTGGAATCGTGTGCTAGAAGCACTCATCGTAAAATATGGGAATCGAGTCAATGTTACAATTAATTAAATGGGGAGTATATGCTACTGCATTTTACATATTGGTATGGATGGGATACACTGCCATGCTAATTAGCATCGCATAAACAGTCAAAATGAACATACTTATCACTGGACATAAGGGTTTCATCGGAACGGCACTCACGGATGCGCTGAGAGACGACCATGTACTCTCTGGACTAGATATACACAGACCTACACCTAATCAAGTTACCGACCATCAATGTATTACGAGAGCAGAATTGCCAAGCAATATAGACATGGTGATTCATCTTGCTGGTATAGGAGGTGTAAGAGAGTCAATGAATCGACCTGCTGACTATTGGAAAACAAACGTCATAGGAACACAACGTATATTAGAACATTATAAGAACATAAGATGCTTAGTTGCATCAAGCAGCACAGCGTATGAACCTGCTTTAAATCCATATGCTGGGAGTAAGTATGTAGCAGAATCAATACCACATAAGAACGTAGTATTCATGAGGTTTCACACCGTATATAGTATTACACCCAGAAAGGGTATGCTATTTGATAAATTAATAAACAATGAACTAACATACACAACAAATCACAGAAGAGACTTCATACATGTAAACGATATATGCAGTGCTATAAAGAAACTCATAAAACATCAACATATCAAGGGAGTAGTAGACATAGGTACAGGCACTAACATATCAATACAAGATATACGCCCAGACCTACCATGCCATACAATAGAACAGTACCCAGAGATGGCATATGAGAGACATACGACCCTTGCTGACATCAGTATCATGAAGAGTATAGGTTGGAGACCCACTATAAGAGTAGAAGATTTCATGAGAGAGAATAGACTAAAACCCGTGTTAGCGGAAACGAATGGGTAATCATGGGATATTATGGGATAATCGGACACTTTAATTAAATGGCGAAATAAACATACATCCTTTGTGTTTAAAGTCTGTCAGAGACCGAATTTTCACAGAGAGCTCCCAGAAATAATACAGAAATAATTAAAAAAAGACTTGACAAGCGCTCCATATGTGTGTATAATAGTACTTGTATGCCATTCAGAATAACTATAGTGCTTACTTAGATAAGGCTAAGAGATGCATACAACAGAGAGATTGATGGGAGATATGCTGGGAGAAGCTTAAATAGTACTTGACATTAGCCGCTAAGTGTGGTACTATTAATAGAATCAGAAGAGAGTGTTCATTAAGGTGGGTTGGTTGACAGATAGCAGCTCTGCTAGAAAGTTCCATAGTATGGTGTCATGATGTGTTGGGCGCTCTCTTCTGTTATCACACTGTGTCCTCTCAGCTAGCATAGGGGGGGGTTAATACTGTAGTGGCCTCAGGCAATCTATAAATGCAATAGTAGGTACTTAAAGAATTTACTTGACATTTGCTCGTATGTGTGGTATTATGATTCTATAATACAATTGAAAGGTTTATATGATGAGATTAAAAGGTGCGACTACTATTCTAAAGGGAGAGATGGATTTTCTGGGATTAACTTGGAAAGAACTGGAAGTGTTTATTGAACGTAATCCCTATGCAGTTAACGACAAAGTAATTGAAGCGTTTGTAACATATCGTTCTGCATATGCAAAGGAGTCCTTGGTATGATAGACATTACAAAGTATACGCCAGTCTATACTAAGGATTGGTATGTCAAATGGGTATCCTCTGTGTTCTTAATCATTGCACAAGCGTTAACATCTGTGGGTGGTTTAGAACCATTCAATCTTATGTTCTTCTGGTGTGGTCTGGTAGGATGGTTGTTAGTTGGATATTGGTGGAATGATCGTGCATTGTTATTCATTAATTCTGTAGGACTATTCATTAATACAAGTGGTATTATGAAATGGTATTGGGGAGCATAACATGAAGATATGGTTATGTGTGTTTGCCTTTGTGGCAATACAGTGGATTACAATATGGATGATAATGGAGATTTAATATGAGTGGTATGCATTTACTTCCAGCGTATTGGAATACAAACAATCACAAGAAGCGTAAGAACCGTAAGGTTACAGAGAAGATGGTTGCTGCTATTGCAGAACATGAGAAGTATCTCAAACGTATGGGATACGACCCTAGTCACAAAGCAAAGGCCCCACCCCCTAAAACTGAGCGTGTTTCAGTTGCACTACCCCAAAAAGATATATCCGAATATGATTGGAGTCCTTGTCTAAGGGGTCAGAAGTATACATTAACTAAATCTTATAACATAGGACAGGCATACAATAAGGGTGGTTTGGTTGTTCTATCAGAGAAGGAAGCAAACGATGACAGCACTGGAAAAAGACGCTAATACATTTGATGTGATATCAGCAGCGGTCAAACCTCAAAAACGGTTTGAGAAGTATTATCGGAAAGGTTTCGGAACAGAAAACGTAGGGCCGTTTCTTGCGAGTATGATTCGTATGGTACGTCCTCAGCGAATACTGGAAGTGGGTGTTGGATATACGACTCCGTTTATTGCCGAGGCGATAGAACAGAACTACCAAATAGACTTTGATGGTAATCATGATATGGAGTACTATAAGAAACCTTATGATCCTCGTTATGTGATTATAGATGATATGTCGCTCGGTCGGGTCGAAGTGCCTCAGAAAGACTGGATAGAATTAATTGACGGTAAGTTCCAAGGTATGCGAGAATGGATAGAACCGAAGTATGGTAAGTTTGATTTCGTATGGTTTGATTGTGGTGGGCCAGAAGAGTATGAACAGTTTATGAAAGAGTATTGGGATTTATGTTCTGAATATTGTTTCTTTCACTTTACTTACTTTAAAGGAGAACCAAATAAGAACATGGATGCAATACTAAATAATGCGAGCGGAAGTGCATATCGTATGGATATTGTAGAACCAAATAAGTTTCGTCAAGGGAGTATAACAATGTTGAGGAAGATGTGATGCATGAACCTCATCAAGATAAAAAGTATCTGATACTGACTATGTTAGTTATATCAATACTCATATGTATGAAAGTTGCTGATGTTTAGTTTCTTTTTAAAATTCTATTTAATTTGTGGTCTTATCTATACTACTGTAATATATAATGATGACATGCGAACCCAAAGAACTATGATGAGAGGACGGCCTAGTGAAGAATGGATGAGAGATGGCGAATGAAGAAACCTTACCTTACAAATCCTAACATGTTAGTTCCTTATTATTTAATGTTATCATATTGTTATTACAAAGAAAACGAAAGTCTAATAGACGATACAGAATATGATGACATATGTAAACAACTCATTCAGAAGTGGGATACACTAGAACACTGGCACAAACCATTACTTGATTTAGAATCACTTAAAGCAGGAACTGGATACGATATTAAATATCCCCAAAGAGTTGTACAAGCTTCTTTATCACTTTTAAAAGAATCTCAATTAAGACCTACGGAAATGGATTGATGAACAAGTTGTGGAGACATTGGTGTAAAGCAATGGGTAGTCGTGCATATGATAATGATAAGAAGGATGACCACATTCATCTACTCATGAGAACACCTTGGTTTGTATTACACATAGTAACTTGTCTTATGATTATCACAGGCAATGGTAGATTATTAGGATGGTGGTAAATGTATAGCGGAAAACCTTTAAAGGTTCATATAGAATTATCTAACAAGTGTAATGCCATGTGTCCACAGTGTGGTAGAAACTCATCTAGCAATGATGCAAAAGAACTAAGATTACAGCCTGGTATGCAAACTACAGAACTTAGACTTGAAGATATAGAAAGAATCTTTGATGATGAGTTCTGGAATACACACCAAATATCAAATGTAAGATTTGTCGGAAACTATTCTGACCCTATCGCAACTAAAGATTTACATGAGATTGTAGAGTTCTTCATATTTAATAATCCAAAGATAATACTTAATGTTACTACTAACGGAAGTTTAAAGACAGAAGAATGGTGGTATCATTTCGGAAGTATGTTTAATAACAAAAATCGTAGAGTTGTGTTTGCACTAGATGGTACAGATAATATTACACATGCATTGTATAGACATAGAACAAACTACGATAAGATAATCCGAAATGCAAAATCTTTTATATCCGCTGGTGGAAGTGCCGAATGGTCTTTCCTAGTGTTCAAACATAATGAACATCAACTAGAGGAAGCAAAGAGATTGTCGGAAGAGTATGGATTCAAAAAATTTCTTGCTGTGTACACCACAAGATTTCACAGTGGTAGGGGATACAAGAAATATAAGTTAGATGGGGTGGATTATAAATTAGAAGAGACAACAACAAAGGAGATGCCAAACCTTTCTACAATACCTTGGCCGCCAGAGAACATAGACATATCGTGCAAAGCTTTACAAGATGATTATGAAGAGATATTTGTAAACTACACTGGTGATATAGTTCCTTGTTGTTGGGTTGGTGCTTCAATGCACAGATGGAAAACCAAAGATACTTATTTCAAACCATCGTATCCAGTTGAGGAAGATGGACTTATAGGTGAGATACTAAAAGATGATTCACATGATGCAATAAAATATGGTGCAACAAAAGTCATGACTAATCAGTGGTTTACTAAACTAAAAGAATCTTGGGTTGACAAACCATGCAGAGTATGTTATCGTGTCTGTAATAAAAAAATAAATTTACTAAAAGAGAAGAGGACGGAAGAATGGGTTTAACGGATATATTAAAAAGTTCTAGTAGTATGTTCGATGCAAGTGTTCGTGTACCTCTTGTGCATCTTAATGTTTTAGACAAGGTAGAGAATACACATATACAAGAAGCCGTTCGTAAACATGCAACGGATGATAAACATTTATCAAATGTAAAAGCAACTATGACAAGTTGGTATCTACACGAACAAGATGATTGTGTTAAAGGACTTACAAACCTCGTTATGATAGAGTGCGAGAAGATGTCTGGTAAGTTTGAATTACATAATAGTGAGTGTTGGGGAAATGTTCAAAGATGGTCAGAAGAAGTTGTTGAACATACACATTGGCCATTTCTATGGTCTTGGTGTTACTATAGTAAAGTAGATAAGACTTCACCACCACTTGTCTTTCCAGAAGTCAAACAAGTTTTTGAACCAGAGATAGGTGACTTGATTATCTTTCCAAGTAATATAAAACATTCTGTTCCTAAGAGTGAATCAGAGAATGAAAGAATAGTTGTTGCTGGTAACATTAGTTTTAAGTTTACAAAACCAGAAAGTACTATTCCAAATGGATATCAAGACTCTATGTTATATGATGACGATCCTAAATCCATAGGTTGTTGACTGTTTCCATTTAGACAACAGTGTTGTTCGATTTAGAATCAGTCGTTCCAGTATAAATATAAGTGTAATCAAAAAGATTATAATTCACACATTAGGGAGAACCACAATGAGTGCTATCAGCACAGCCGTATGGCAAGAAACATGTAAAGTATGTGACGTTATTTACAAATCAGTTCACAACACAATAGTTCAAATGCAAAGAAGTAGACAACTATCTGCAAACAGACAGATTATGTATCACTTGGACATTCAATTTATAAGAGATCAAGATTTACCTTTTCATCTCGATCAAATGAATGATGCAACAAATAAACAGTATGACGCTAAACTAATAAAGTAGTTTCTTATAAATAGTTCTGAGCTCTTTTGATGAGAGATGAGAGGACTATATATGCCTATAGCAGAAATACTTGCTGGGATCTCCTTGGTTAAGGCCAGTGTAGATTTTATCAAATCAAATTTAGACACTTGTAAAGATATCGGTGAAATTGGTGGAGCGATAGATGGACTACTACGAGGTAATGATGAAGTCAATAAAAAGAACAGTGGAAGAGGATTGGGTTTCAAAGAACAGTTTGATACTACTCATATTGCAAGAGAATCAATTGACGCCAGACTAGCTGCCGAACAACTGCAAGAAATATCTACAATGATTAACTTACGTTTCGGCCCAGATACTTGGCGAGAGATTATGGAAGAACGAGCAAGACGAATCCAAGAACATAAAGAACTAATAAGGCAAGAGCGAATAAAAAAGGCAAAGGCACATAAAGAATTTATAGATGCTTTAAAAATGATAGGTTTGGTAACACTTGCTATAATAGCAATTATTGGTATATTGGTTGGTTCAATTTACTATTCAAGATTGGGATAATGACACACGCTTTTTTACTAATATTATATTTGGGTCAGAAGATAGTCAGTCAAGAGATGCACTTTTATAATATAGATAATTGTATATACTATGCAGAAAGATTAAATAGTCAACCACCAGTTCCTAACAGAAGAGCTGGAGAAGATCAACCTAAGACACAAAGATATATTGCAGTTTGTGAACCTCGTAAGGTAGACCCACAGAAAGTTTCAATATACAAATGATTAAATATATTGCATTACTATTACTCATACCCACACTTGCGCTTGGTGGTGGTAAGATATATTCCCCACCCAATGACTCTAAAAAAATCTATGGTCAAAAAAAGAACCTAACAAAACAACAAAAAATAAATCAAGGTATAGATATAAAACCTAAAATGACTCTTTGCAGACTCAAGAAACGAGTTAAGACTAAAAGTGGTGAAGAAGTTTGTATCTATGAAGGTGGTAACAAAACATTTGAAATGGCTATTGAAAATAGATGCCCTCGTTCATATATGTGCGAATACAACCCACATGGTGAACCACCAAATATAGACTCAGTAATAGATAGTCTTAATGAAGCAGTAAAGTGATATGGGAATATTTCAACACGAAGATATGGAAATAGATTTAACAACTACAACCAAAAGCAGACTATACAAAAATAATCTATTACTTTTTATTGGTGATGGTTATAAAGCAATATCTATGATGATAAACAATAGTGAGGATAAAGAACCAGTAAAACAAAAGTTTCATGCTCAATTAACTATGAGAGAGAAACCTAGATTCAAATCCAAAGAACAAGATGATAATCCTTTATAAATAATAATATAATAGGAGTCAGCATGTCAAATAATTTCATGGGCCTAGATGGATTCATCTGGTTTACTGGTGTCGTTGAAGATAGACACGACCCAGCTTTACTAGGAAGAGTCCGTGTAAGATGCTTAGGGTTTCACACAGAAGATAAAGTGAAAATCCCTACAGCGTCATTACCTTGGGCTCACATAATGTTACCGATAACAACGCCATCTATGAATGGTAAGGGTGTGAGTATACCTTTCATGGTTGAGGGTACATGGGTTATTGGTTTCTTTAGAGATGCTGAATTAAAACAACAACCAGTAATTATTGGAACACTACCAGGCTATCCACAAACAACAGCGGATAAAACAAAAGGTTTCAATGATCCAAATGGTCACTATCCTTTATCAACCCACTTAAATGAAAGTGATGTCAACCGTTTAGCGAAGGGTGGAGCCGATGACAAACCACATGAGATTATCCAACTTAAAGAATCCAAAAGAGATAAGCAAGTTGCCGTTGCAAGTGGAGAACCTTGGGATGAACCAGTTGGGTCACATTCAGCATCCAAGTATCCTTACAACCATGTATTTGAATCAGAGACTGGCCATATCAAAGAATACGATGACACATCGAGCAATGAGAGAATACACGAATACCACAGAACTGGAACATTCTATGAAATGCGACCAGACGGTTCAAAAATCACAAGGGTGGTTGGTAACAATTATGAAGTCATTCATGCAAATGATTTCGTCCATGTTAAGGGGTCGGCGAACCTAACAGTAGACGATACATTAAATATAAAAGCAAAAACAATTAACATAGTTGCTGAAACTATGAACGAAACTTATACAACACATAATGAAACAACTGAAACATTTACTCATACTGCAACTACTGGTAATACGACTTATACATCGGGCGATGTAATTGCAAGTAATATATCTCTAGTTGGACATCAACATGTAGACAATGCTGGACTTGCTGCTGGAGTTACTACTGTACCAATTGGTGGAAGTGGTTCAGTAACATCTGCTCAAGGAGAAACCGTGGCATCAATTTCATCTGGTATAACTGCGGCAGAACCAACATCTCTAGATTTAACTACTGTTTCAAATGTAACATTACCGACTGCTACAACTGCGTATCCAGACACACTGGTTAAAACAAATTCTACTGGTACAGTTAATAGTACGATACTGGCAGACAATGCTGTAACACAAGATAAACTTGCAGATGATGCTGTAGGTTCTGGTGAAATGAAAAGTCTATCAACACTACTCATCAAGAATAGTTCTGGTACAACTATAAAAACTGTACATGGTGCTGGTGCATAGTATAAATACTAATAAAGGAATTACAAATGTCGCAATATGATGCTCAGTTAAATAATAACACATCTAGAAATAATAGACAATACTCTGATTTAGATTTATTCTTTAGCAGAAAAACATCTAATAGCGATATAAATACACTTACAGATGTTCAAGCGGTAAAGAGAAGTGTTCGTAATCTAGTTCAACTTGACTACTATGAAAAACCTTTTCACCCAGAGATTGCATCTGGAATTAGGGGAATGTTATTTGAGTTAATGACCCCATTTACTGCTCAGATTATTGCAAGACAAGTTGAAGATGTAATTAATAATTTTGAACCAAGAGCAAAACTTGTGGGTGTAACTGCGATACCAGATTTAGATCGTAATGCCTACGAGATTAAAATAGAATTTTATGTTGTTAACACACCGACAGAGTTAGTAGACTTAACGGTATTCTTAGAAAGATTGAGATAAGATGGCAGATAGTAATAATCAAAAAGTAAGAGTAACGGAATTAGACTTTGATGAAATCAAAGCAAACCTAAAATCTTTTCTAAAAAATCAAAATGAATTTTCAGACTATGATTTTGAGGGAAGTGGTATGAGTGTTCTTCTTGATACACTTGCATACAACACCCACTATCTAGGTTTCAATGCAAACATGTTAGCAAACGAAATGTTTTTAGACAGTGCAGCTTTAAGAAGTTCTGTAGTATCACATGCAAAAACTTTAGGTTATGAAGTATCTTCTTGTCGTGCTCCAAGAGCAACTATAGGAATTTCATTAACAACAACTAACTCTACAGCTACAATGCCTGCTGGAACAAAGTTTACTACAACAGTAGATGGGATATCATATCAGTTTGTAAACATATCAACTCTAAACTCGACTAGTTCTGGTAACACTATTAACTTTGATAACACAGAAATTTATGAAGGAACTTATGTTACATCAAAATACATAGTCGATAATACAGATATAGAACAAAGATTTACTATAACCGATAACAGAGCAGATACTACTACATTAAACGTGACAGTACAAAACTCTACATCAGATACATTTACTACAACATATACAAAAGCAACTGACATATCACAACTTTCAATTAATAGTTCTGTTTACTTTTTACAAGAAGTTGAACAAGGTAGGTTTGAAATTTACTTTGGTGATGGTGTTGTAAGTAAAGCGTTGACAGATGGAAACATAGTAATAATGAGTTATGTGGTAACAAACAAAACTGCTGCTAATGGTGCAAATGGGTTTAGTTCACCAAGTTCAATAAGTGGAGTTGTCGATATTGGTATTACACTTGTACAATCTGCCGCTGGTGGTTCTGAACCAGAGAGTATGGATTCAATAAAACTAAACGCTCCACTAGACTATGCTGCTCAAGGACGTTGTGTGACTAGAAATGACTACCAAGTATTTACAAGAAAACTATTTGCAAATGCACAGGCTGTTTCAGTTTGGGGTGGAGAAGATGGAAGTTACGATTCATCTTTGGGTGTTACTGCAACACCACAATATGGTAAAGTTTATATATCAATTAAATCTAATACTGGACAGAACTTAACTTCTGCTCAAAAATCATCGTTAGTTAAATCCTTTAGTCCATTTACTGTAGCATCAATTACACCAGTGATTGTTGATCCAGAAACAACATTCTTAATTCTGGGGGTTACATTTATGTTTGATTCTACAAAGACAGTTTTAGTTGGGCCAGACTTACAAGCCGCAGTTAAAGTTGCTGTTTCTAATTACAATGATACATCTTTAAAAAGTTTTAATAGTCCTTTCAGACATTCCTCTGTTACTGGATTAATAGATGGTGTTGATGCAGCTATTTTAAACAATACTACAATTGTAACTATGGCAAAATTCTTTACACCAATCAGTGGAACAAATGTTTCTTATACAATCAGTTTTAACAATCCAATATATAACCCACACTCTGGACACAATAATCTTGGTGGTGGTGTTATTGCATCTACTGGTTTTAAAATTAGTGGTAGAACAGAAGAAATGTTTTTTGATGATGACGGACAAGGAAATCTAAGGATGTATTATCTTCAAGGTTCTGCAAGAACTTATTATGCTTCTCAAGCAGGAAAAGTAGATTATGCAACTGGTGTTGTATCTACAAATGCATTTGTTATTACTAGTATAT